TCCAGTTGTTGATGCAATGAAAAGAGGCGCGGTTCTTCTTTTAGATGAGATCGACCTTGCTTCAAATAAGATCATGTGTTTACAACCTATCTTAGAAGGTAAGGGTGTGTTCTTAAAAAAGATCAACGAATATATCGAACCTGCTAAAGGTTTCAATGTGATTGCGACTGCCAATACTAAAGGTAAAGGTTCTGATGATGGTAGATTTATCGGTACCAATGTTCTGAACGAGGCGTTCTTAGAAAGATTCCCGATTACTTTCGAACAGTCTTATCCTACAGTTAAGATCGAACAGAATATCGTTCTGAAAGTATTTGAAAGTCTTGGTATCAAAGACAAAGAGTTTGCTGAAAACTTAGTTAAGTGGGCAGACGTTATTAGAAAAACTTTCTATGACGGTGGTATTGATGAGATTATCTCTACCAGAAGACTAGTTCACATTGCCAATGCTTATGCAATCTTTAATAATAAGATGAAGGCAATTCAAGTTTGTACCAACAGATTTGACGAAGACACTAAAAACAGTTTCCTTGACCTGTATACCAAAGTCGATGCAGGTGAAGACCTTAGTCAATTAAATCAGACTGAGGAACCAGTTTCCAATGATAGTGAGGAGAACGAACAATATTAGTATGAACAAAACTGATCGTTCAAAACCTATCCGTAATGTAGACCTCAATCAGGCGTCTTCCAAGGCGCCTGACACTATGACTGAAGACGAACATTATTACAAATCATTCTTTGAAAGTATTAATGAAAAACTATCAGTCATGGACGATGAGGTTGAAGAAATACTTGGATTTAAAGTTCAAGATAATACAGAGAGTTTAAACAGATTATACAAACTTATCAACAATATAATTAAATCAACTCCTGTGATTAAAACCGATTACATTGGTACATTGGTAAAAAAATTTATGAATGAAGTGGCACATACACATCAAGGCATGATGATTGAGGCGAAAAAAGATGGTAGAGAAAAAGGTGTTGTTGACATGGAAACAAAGTATCGCCAAGAAATGAATAGTATGGAAGATGATATATCAGATTTAGAAAGAGATAACCAAGGTTTGGTAGAAGAAGTAAAACGTGTAAATGATAAGTACCAGACATTAAGAGATCAATATAAAGACGAAACATCTAAACTAAAACTTGAAGTAAAAAGATTAACAGATTTGATCGATGGTGTTGAAAAACCTAAATCAAAAGAAGTGAAGTGGTCAATTTAAGGGGGTGATTAATTGACAACACAAATAAACGTAAAAGTTTTCAATAATAATGTTGAGAAAGCAATTCGTGTTCTGAAAAAGAAAATACTCAAAGAGGGTATTATCAGAGAATTGAAAGAAAGACGTTATTATGAAAAACCATCAGAGAAGAAACTCAAAGAACAAAAAGAGAATATTCGAAGATGGAGAAAAGCACAAAAACGAAGAATGGAGCGTGATTAATATGCTAAAATCGTTTTTCAATATACTTAGTGACACTTTGTCAACTGAGGAAAAACAAAATGTCGTAATGACATCAACAAATAAGGAGAATAGTAAAATGGGTAGAAAAGCACTAACAAGAACACAGAAGTTCTTAAATGCACTACTAAGAGGTGAAGCCATCTCATGGAAAGAAAGCCAATCTAAATTTGGTTTTAAATCTCCAAGAACTGTCGTTGATGGTTTGAGAAGAAAAGGCTACATGGTCTATATTAACAAGACCAATAAAGGTACATCATATAAAATTGGTGCACCAACTAAAGAAATTATTGCAGCTGGTTTAGCCGCAACAGGTAATTTAGTATATACTAGTTAATTTATAAAGGGGAGTTATCGCCCCTATATAGTTTATAGGCAGTTCTGTAAGTCCTATATTGATGCCTCTCGGTATCAAATTAGGGGGTGCTGGTGACGCACCCCCACTTGAAAAATAATAAATAGTCACTATATACATTATAGAACGCCTTTTTGGGTTCTATAATATGCCGCATAAGGAGGGCAACAAAACATGACACTAACTACATTCAATAAACTGAGACCATTTTCAATTGGTTTCGATTCACTTTTTGACGATTTTGACAGGCTCTTAGATACACCTGCACCGTCATATCCACCATACAATTTAATTAAATCAAAAGATGGTGAAAACTATAAAATACAATTAGCACTTGCTGGTTGGGACAAAGATTCTGTTGATGTTGAAGTCAAAGAAAATACCCTAACAATCAAGTCCAAAAAAGATGAGAATGAAAGTTTTGGTGATTATCTATATAAAGGTATTTCAACAAGATCATTTGAAAGGTCTTGGACACTATCTGAGGAGATGAAAGTTCAAGGTGCTAAATTTGAGAATGGGTTATTGGAGATTTCTTTAGAGAAAATTATTCCTGAAGAAAAGAAACCAAGAACTATTGATATAAAATAAAAATTTTAACTTGGGGGTTGACAACAACCCCCTTTTGTGATATAATATATTATGATTTTTAAATCTTCCAAAAAATTAATATTTTATTGCACGATTGAAGGTGTTGAAAAAACAATGCCTATTATATCATCAAAAGAAATAAAATATGATTGGATAAAACGTCTTACCTCTTCTTTTACAGATAAAAATTTAGATGTATCATCAACTTTCACAGACGGAAAAATAAGAAATGCCTCAAGATGTCCAGGTATATTTCAGATTAAAAATCAAGGTTGGATTCTTAGGGCATGGCAAGACATTGAATTGTCTTTAGATGATCCTGAATACAAATGGAGAACGCCACTTAATCAATTAAATTTATCTGAGGGTAGAGGTCAAGAGGATGTTACCCATCATGCTGAAATGGTGTTAACAGAACACTTTGAACATTGGCCAGAAAATGCTTTCTCTCAGATATTGAAAATTAATACACCTTGGTGTGTTAAGGTACCAAAGGGTTATGTTTTAAATCAGTTTCACCCATCATACTTAGATGATGATCGATTTACTTCTTTACCAGGAACATATGCACCAGAGTATGGAATAGGAACACTAAATGTTCCAATGATATGGCATAGTAAAACAGGCAGATTTTTGATAAAGGCTGGAACACCTATTGCTCAGTTAATTTTAAGTAAAAAAGAAAACATACCATTTGAAAATAAAGCTATTGATAACCAGTTTAAAAAAGAATTAAAAATACAAGATATATTAGAAAATATGAATTTTAAGAGAGTTTATAAAAATATTATTGACTATTACAAGAAAACATGATATAATGGTGACTGATGTTTAAATATGATGAACAGAAAATTATAAAAGAAATAGAAGACTATATTGAATCTACATATGGTCAACACTATTCTTCTAAAGATATTCAAGTGCAAGACTTATTTCAATCGATAGGTATTGCATCGGATTTTTGTCGTGGTAATGCGATGAAATATCTTGCCCGTTATGGCAAGAAAAATGGTAAGAGTGAAAGTGATTTATTCAAAGCCATACATTACATTATATTATTGATAACAAGTGAAAGGCAAATACAACATGCAAATAAGCGAAAACACTAGAGAAGTGTTAAAGAATTTTGCTGAGATTAATCAAAACTTATTAGTTAATCCTGGCAAGAAACTTTCAACAATCTCTACAATGAAGAACATCTTAGCGAAGGCTGAGATTGAAGAAGAATTTCCACAAGAAATGGGTATCTATGATTTACATGAGTTTCTAGGCACCCTTGGTTTGTTCTCTAAACCAGTGTTGAAGTTCGATGAGAAGAATATGGTAATCAATGAAGATGGTGTTTCTACAAAAACGAAATACTATTTCAGTGATCCATCTGTGTTAGTGGCACCAACAAAAGATATTAAAATGCCACCAATTGATGTTTCATTTACAATAACACAAACAGACCTATCAAAGGTCAAAAAGGCATCTGCCGTTATGCAGTTGCCAGATATTACTGTCACAGCAAAAAGTGGTGGTGATATATTCTTAACAGCAGTTGATAGTAAAAATTCAACATCAAACGATTATTCAGTCAAAGTAGGAGAAGAAGCACCTGCAGACTTTACTTTTCATTTTAAGGCAGAAAACTTTAAATTAATTGATGGTGACTATGATGTCGAAATATCTAAATCACTAATCAGTCATTTTAAACATCGTTCTAAAAATGTAGAGTATTGGATTGCATTAGAACAAACATCTAAGTACGGTAGTTAATCGTGGTTGAAAACGATAACTTCTTATGGGTTGAGAAATATCGACCTCGCAAAATAGATGATTGTATTCTACCAGATTCACTGAAGAAAACTTTTCAGACGTTTCTGGAACAAGGTGAAATACCTAATCTCTTGTTATCAGGCACAGCAGGTACGGGTAAGACAACAGTCGCTCGTGCCTTGTGTGAAGAATTAGGTTGTGATTATATTATACTGAATGGTTCTGATGAAGGTCGTTCGATTGATACTGTAAGAAATAATATTAAAAACTTTGCTTCGACAGTATCGTTGGCAGAAAGTTCTGGTCCTAAAGTTGTCATTATTGACGAGGCAGATTATATGAATCCAGAATCAGTTCAACCTGCGTTAAGAAACTTCATAGAAACATTTTCTAAACACTGTCGATTTATCTTTACCTGTAATTTTATTAATAAGATTATTGCACCAATACATTCAAGGTGTACTGTTATTAATTTTAAAACAGATAAAAAAGATAAAACAAAGATGGCAGGTGGTTTTCATAATAGATTAAAAGATATATTGGATAATGAAAATGTTGATTATGATAATAAAGTTCTTGCCGAGTTAATTATCAAACACTATCCAGACTTTCGTAGAACAATCAATGAATTACAAAGATATTCTGTATCAGGTAAAATTGATACTGGTATTCTTGTTTCACTAAATGAACAATCTTTCAAAGACTTAACAAACATTTTGAAAAAGAAAGACTTTGTTGCTGTTCGAAAGTGGGTTGTTGATAGTATTGATAAAGATCCAAATCAATTGTACAGAGAGTTATATACAAATCTTTCTATAACAATGGATCCTAAAACACAACCTATAATGATTATGATATTGGCAAAGTATATGTATCAATCTGCTTTTGTGGCAGACCAAGAGATAAATATGATTGCCTGTCTAACAGAGATTATGGGTGAGTGTAAATTCAAATGACAAAAGATACACATTCAATAGTGCCTTTGTTTGCTGTTCCATTATATGTAAACGAAGGTATTAAGTTCTCAAACAAAAGTTTGAACTATATTAAGAAACTAGATTATAAAACAATTAGTGGTTCAAATGGTAAGATAAGTTTAGATAATTATATTTTAAATGATTCTAACTTAATTGATTTAAAGAATATAGTTGAAACAGAAATAGAAAATTATGTAAGACAAGAGATGCGAATATCTGACAACATAAATTTTTATTTATGTAATAGTTGGGTTATGAAACACACTAAAGGTCATCGAGCGCCTGAACATTTTCACGGTAATAGTATTATTAGTGGTATTATGTATCTACAATGTGATGATAAATCAGGTGATTTAACTTTTAGTAAACCAGGAACACACACAAACTTTATACACCCATGTTTTGTATTAGATTATGATGATTGGAATATTAATAATAGTCTTTCTTGGACATTTAGACCAAGACCTGGTGATATATTTTTATTTCCTTCTTTTCTTTATCACAGAGTTGCAGAATCATTATCAGATAATGAAAGATATTGTATTGCCTTTAACATCTTTATAAAAGGTGATTTGGGTATAAAAGAAAGAGAAAAGATTACCGCTTTACATTTAAAATGAAAACAGAAAAAAAATTATATCAACTATCTGACTATCTAAACGCCATCAATAATACAAAAGAAAATTTAATGGACACAGATGATCCTGCTTGGAAAAAGAAATACCCTGGTTTCATTGTAAATAAATGTATGTCTTATCACATAGACACTTTACTAGAGGCGAATATAATGAATGGTTTTCATCATCTACCGAACGATATGCAGTTCAATTTTTATATAAATATAGTTAGACCAAAGAAAAGATTTAGTAAGTGGTATAAATCCAGCATTACTAATATTGATGTGGTTAAAAAATATTATGGCTATACTTATGAAAAAGCAAGACAGGCTTTAAACATACTGGATAGTGAACAAATTAAGAAAATAAAGTCGATTATGGAAGTCGGTGGGAGAAAAAGATGAGTGAAGATTTACAATGGTCACCAGATAGTATGCTGGAGGTCAAACTGAAAACACCAGACGATTTTTTAAAGGTAAGAGAGACCTTAACAAGAATTGGTGTTGCCAGTCGAAAAGAAAAGAAGTTGTTTCAGTCGTGTCACATTCTACACAAACAAGGTAGATATTTTATTGTACACTTCAAAGAACTATTTGCCTTAGATGGTAAAAGTGCTAATATATCAGACAATGATATAGAACGAAGAAATACGATTGCTCAGTTGTTATTTGATTGGAACTTAGTTGAGATAGTTGGTGAAATAAAAGTAAAAGCACCATTATCACAAATTAAAGTTATTGCATTTAAAGATAAACACGAATGGAACTTAGAACCAAAATACAACATAGGAAAGAAAAAAGAAGACGAGCAATCGAATGAAAGTACCAAAGTTTAAAGATTATTTACAAGAGAAGGTTGAAGTAGATAACAAAAATGTAAAAGTTGTTGTTGTTACTAAACAATTCAATCAAAGACGTGCTAAGATCAAACCTGAATTAACAGTTGATCATATTCAAACATCTTGTAAAGAACTTGGTATACCTTGTTTTGTTATTCAAACAAAATATTCTTACATTTCAGATAAAGATGTTTCACAGAAAACATTTAAAGTTTATAACTACGATGGCAAAAAGAGTGACCAAGAGTTCTTTGGTCCAGACACAGTTGTTTTTGCCAGACGTGGTTCAATAGATTCACAAACAGGAATATCAATACTATCATCATTTGAAGACGCTGGTGCATTTATGGTAAATACAAAGGCAGCGACATTAGATGCTGATAATAAATTAACATCAACAATGATGTTTGAAAAGTCTGGTATTCCAACACCAAGAACGGCATATTGTGCCAATGAATATTCTATACCTAAAGCACACGAACAAATAGGTGGTAAGTTTCCTGTTATCATTAAAACAATGACTGGTACTCAAGGTATTGGTGTGACTAAGGCACCAGATTATGATACGATGGTTTCAACAATTCAGGCATTGTGGAAGTTTAATGCAGAATTATTAATACAAGAATACGTTGATATTGATTTCGATGTAAGAACAATTGTTATGGGTGATCGTATCATCGCATCAACAAAAAGAGAAAAAGTTTCTGGTGAGTTTAGATCAAATATGCACCGAACAGATAAAAAAGGTAAACCATATATTTTATCACAAGATGAAAAAGATATTATTATCAAAACAGCACGAGCATGTGCAACTGAATTAGTTGGTGTTGATCATGTTATCGTAAATGGTAAACCAATGATATTAGAAGTTAATGGTTCACCTGGTTCTGGTGCAGACTATGAGGGTTACATGTATCAAAACTATTCATCAAAAAATGATGGTAAAGTTGATGGTGAAGAAATGGTTAGACGATATGTAAAATATTTTACGAACAAAGAAAACTGGGATGTGGTTTCATTAAGAGAATGTGGTTATTTAGAAACAATCGATATCAAAGGTATTGGTCCACTTCGTGCCAAGTTTGATACAGGTAATGGCACACGAGCAACAATGTTAAATGTTGATACATTAGAAATTAAAAAGAATCAAGCAGTATGGTCGTATCGAGGTAAAAAGTTTACAAATAATATTGTTGGTATGTCACACCCGGTTCATGTGAGTGAAAAGGGCACTAGACCAATTGTATTACTAGAAGTCACATTTAATGGCGAAATATATAAAGATGTGCCTTTTGGTTTAGAACTCAAAGATTCCAGAAGTACCGTTCTTGTGAATAGAGATTTATTGACAAGATTTAGAGTATCAGTTAGTCCAAATAGAACATTTGTTCTATCTGATTACCGTGATAAAGAAGACGAAACAGACACCGTTGGTGGTAAATAATACTTGACTTTTCAGTCAATCTGTGATATAATAAAATATTAATTATGCCCAAAGTGACTTTCAAAGATAAAGATAATAACGTCATCGAAACAGTAGAAGTGCCAGAGAATACCACTGTTATGGAAGCAGCAAGGTTTCATTCTAAGAACGAATACATTGAAGGTATCGATGCAGTATGTGGTGGTGGTTCTGTTTGCGGTACTTGCCATGTTCATGTTGATGAAAACTGGATAGATAAAGTCACACCAAAAGATGAGAATGATATTGAACAGGCAATTTTAGATTATGTAGATAACTATGACGACAAGCATAGTAGATTATCTTGTCAACTTATTTTATACAATGAACATGATGGACTTGAAGTAAAAATACCTTGAACGATTTTTATACAAACGCAATACAATATGGTAATGAAATACTTGTAAGAGGTATACAAGGTGGTAAAAGTTTTGAAGATAAAGTATATTTTCAACCTACCATGTATCATCAATATAAAGACAAAACAAAATATACATCATTAGATGGCAAATATCTAATACCTAAAAAGTTTAAATCAATCAAAGATGCGAAAGAGTTCATACAAAGATATGAAGGACATGATGGTTTTGCCTATGGTATGGAAAGATTTAATTATCAATATATTTCTGATTACTATCCTGGCGATATTGACTATGATTTAAAAAAGATTAAAATATTTACAATCGATATTGAGGTTGCGTGTGAGAAAGGTTTTCCAGATCCTGGTGATGCAGACGAAGAAGTTCTTTGTATCACAATTAAAAATCATAACAATGGTAAAATAATTGTTTGGGGTACAAATGAATTTGTTGTAAAACAATCGAACGTAGAATATATTCCATGCACATCTGAGAAACATATGTTATCAGACTTCTTATCTTTCTGGCAACAAAACACACCAGACATTATCACAGGTTGGAATAGTAAACTCTTTGATATGGCATATCTTTGTAATCGTATTATCAATACAATGAGTGAGAGAGATGTAAGAAAACTATCACCATGGGGTATTGTTCGTAGTGACGATATCACTGTCATGGGTAGAACTCATTCTCGTTATAGTATTCTTGGCGTATCGCAACTAGATTATATGGACTTATATAAGAAACTCACAGTGAAAAACCATGAGAGTTTTAAACTTGATCATATCGCATTTGTAGAACTTGGTGAAAAGAAAGATGATAATCCTTATGAAACATTTAAAGATTGGTATACTAAAGATTTTCAATCTTTTGTAGAATATAATATACAAGACGTTGAACTTGTTGATCGATTAGAACAGAAACTTAAATTGATCGAACTGTGTATCACAATGGCATATAATGCCAAAGTAAATTATGAAGACATCTATTCACAAGTTCGAACTTGGGATTGTTTGATCTATAACTATCTTCGAAAGAAAAATATCTGTGTGCCTTTAAAAAGAGAAAGTGATTCACAAGAACTTGTTGGTGCATATGTGAAAGACCCACAAGTTGGTTTACATGAATGGGTTGTATCTTTTGACTTGAACTCTCTATATCCACATTTGATTATGCAATATAATATTTCACCAGAAACAATTGTTAATGCAAAAAATGATTTAGATATTGATAAACTATTAGATAGAAAATATAATCTTACAAAACTTAAAGATAAAAATGTCACAGTTGCCGCAAACGGCACAATGTATAAAACAGATAAACAAGGTTTTCTACCAGAGATTATTCAAAAAGAATATAATGATCGTGTAAAATATAAAAAGATGATGATACAAGCACAACAAGAATATCAAAAGACAAAGAACAAAAAATTATTAGATGATATTGCCAAGTATCATATTATTCAGTTTTCAAAAAAGATATCTCTAAACAGTGCCTATGGTGCGATAGGTAATCAATACTTTAGACATTATGATCATCGAATGGCAGAAGCAATCACAACGTCTGGTCAATTATCTATTCGTTGGATAGAAAAAAAGATGAATGAGTATTTAAATAAACTAATCAAAACAGAAAAGAAAGATTATATTATTGCATCAGATACAGATTCAATCTATATCAATATGTCTGGTCTTGTAAAAAAGATTGGTTCTAATTTAGATAAAACAAAAGTGGTCAAGGCATTAGATAAATTCTGTGAAGAAAAGATTGAACCATATATTGATAAGTGTTATGCTGAACTGGCAGATTATATGAACGCATATGAACAAAAGATGCAAATGGCAAGAGAAGTTATTGCAGACAAAGGTATCTGGACTGCCAAGAAAAGATATATTCTGAATGTTCATAATTCTGAAGGTGTTCAATATGCAGAACCACAATTAAAAATGATGGGTATCGAAGCAGTTAAATCATCTACACCAATGGTTTGTCGTGCCAAGATTAAAGAAGCATTGAATATCATTATGACACAATCAGAAAGTGAATTAAGAACATTTGTAAATGATTTTAGAATAGAGTTCGAACATCTATCACCAGAACAGATTGCATTTCCAAGATCAGTCAAAGGTCTTAAAAAGTATGCAGACAGTAATTCTATCTATAGAAAGTCCACACCAATGCATGTGAAAGGTGCATTAATTTATAATCATCTTATTAAAGAAAAGAAACTACACACAAGATTTACTTACGTCAATGAAGGTGATAAGATTAAATATGTTCTATTAAGAAAACCTAATGCATATCAAACAAACGTGATATCGTTTATGACTAAATTACCACCACAGTTTAACTTTCATGCCTTGATTGATTATGAAACACAGTTTCAAAAGTCATTCTTTGAACCATTGAGATTTATACTTGATGCGATTAATTGGAAAGTAGATGCCAGTGGTATGAATACAATAGAAAGTTTCTTTTCATAATGTTTGATTTTACACCATATCTTAACCAAGAACAATTACCTATAATGAATCGAACACAGTTTGAATCTGTGACTGAACAGATAGGTAAAGAACAATTTAGATTAGACTTGGCAGAATATATTGCCACAGAAAGACCACCATTTCCATTTAAGAACTATACTAGAGAAAGAATGGTTGATAACTTTCTTAAATTAAAATCATTTGATACATCAACAAACCTAACACCCAAAGATAAGTTAGAGAGAAAAGTATTTGAAAAATATGATGACTATGAACATAACTTTGATAAGTATGGTCTTGGTTTGATTGATTGTTCAAACACATATAACGTTTGTTCTAATTATTTCCATGAACAATTAAGACTGAGATGCCCATGTTATAGTTTTGAAGGCCCTGCTGAAGTATGGGAAAAAGGTAATGCAAAAGAAGTATGGGGTATTCTCGGTGCATTATGGCGTGGCATATCAAGTAAAACTTTAGATCATTCTAATTATCTTGGTGCAATACGACTTGGCACTTATATCGCAACACAATTTAAACCAGTTGTTGCAAAAGCAGTTTATGATATGACTAACGCAGAAAGAGTATTAGATACAAGTTGTGGTTGGGGTGATCGACTTGCTGGTTTCTATACAAGTAATGCAAAAGAATATATTGGTTGTGATCCAAACCCAAATACATTTGAAGTATATAAAAAACAATGTATTGAATATGAAAACATTTTAGGTAATAGTGATCCAAAAATATTTGAAGTAAATAATAAATTTACTGTTGATGGTGAAAAGAAAGTCACTATCTATCGTAGTGGTGCAGAAAACTTACCATGGCAAAATATAGATAATATTGATTGTTCGTTTACATCACCACCATATTTCTCTACTGAAGAATATAACAAAGGTGGTGAACATGAAGAAGATCAATCATGGCATAAGTTCAATGAATATAATAAATGGCAAGATGATTTCTTTGTGCCTGTATCATTGAACTGTATTGAAAGAAGTAAACACACTTTAATTAATATTATGGATCCAAAAGTCAAAGGTAAAAGATATTATACAAGTGACAATCTTATCAATCAAGTAGATAGTTTCAGAGGTCAAATTGGTATGAGAATTATGCAACGACCTAAGAACCTCAAAGATAAAGAACAACACAAAGAGTTTATGAATGATATTTACATCGAAAACGTATGGTGTTTTAGTGAAGAAAAAGACTATGATTATTTTCATTCTACTCGAAAACAAACATTAGAGGAGTTTTTTTAATGGAAAACCTGTGGATAAACGATGACTGTTTCAATGT